ATAACTGGGCGTGCGGCTTCTACTGTAGGAGTAGCAGCCTCTGCCTTTGCTTCTTGTGGCGCTGTTGCTAAATCTTCCACAGGAGCCTCGCTTTCTTTAGTTTCGATTGGTGTCTCTGCTTCGTTTTCACTAGCAGCAACTTTAGTTACTTGCGCAGCGGTAAATGCTGGCGATTCCACCAGGCTGACTTCACGCAGGGTAGCGCTGGTTACATAAAGATATTCTTTCTTCTGGATTGACTTGTTTACGTCAACTCCAACGGACAAGCCGTCTATTAATTGCTCGCCAGCAAGGATTAAAGCGTCTTGGCCTTGCATGCTTGCGCTAATTTTAAACGATGCGTAAATGCCGTCTTCGGCTTTATTAAAATTCTGCATTCTGCCGATTGGTTTCTCTGGGCGGTGCTGCATAAGCATTTTTACCTTGCCAGGATCGCCAATCTCGATTGAGTCTTTAGCAAATACGACCTTGCCAACTGAGGTATTGCCAACTTGCTCGTAGGGCACAATCTTGCCAGCTATAATTCTGCGCTCGCCATCAGCGCTTTCAATCTGGCTACTGAATGTAAGTATCATCTTCAACTTCTCTTCCGTTAGGTGTCATGTTTTCCATTTCTTTAGCATCTTCAACGTCTATTAAACCTAATGCCAGCATTTTCTCTAATGCTTCTAAGCGTTTAATTGTGTCTGCACGTAAGAAGGACTCCTCAATTGCAAATTTAACAACATGTCCTCTTGGCGTAATATCATCCATGCTAAGTCTGTCCTCGATTGCACAAATAAATGGTTGCAAAGAATAAGCCACGAACTCTTTACGGCCGTCAATAATGTTTTGGTAAGTCATACTGTTGTTCATGTCGGCGCTGATCATGTACGCTGGAATATTCATGGCCCTGGCTATTTGGGTGCAAAGGTATTGTTGCGCCTCGTTGTACATCATGTCTTTAGGTGAAAACCCTGTAGTTTCATAACTCAACGTGCTAGTTAAATATGCGGTCGATCTATTTAGTCTGCTTTGCTTCCATTGAGCTAGTAATCCAGATACTTGCTGCTCTGGTAAATCTGCTCCTGTGTTTTTAATATACCCAGACGGCACGGGAGTTTGTGCAGATACGGCTGCAGCCTTTTCAATATCTAATGCGCTTTGAATAGTGCGAGCTGCGGTTTGTAATACGCCTTGTGTCAGGCCCTGAAATGTAATAAGAGAGCCAATACCCGACATAGGTGCTCTTTCACCATCAATAAAGTATTCGCTGACCTCGGTGCCAAATTTATTCGTTGTAAATGTAACTCTGTTATTAGCAATCCATTCAAAACGAGATGGTCTTAAGTCGTCGGCGTAGAGTTCTGTGACACGCCAAAAGGCGGTGCCGTAGAAAAGGAGGCTATCGACAGTCCAACTGATAGTGACGGATCGTGGCTGCCGATAGTCTGGTTGTTCTAACCACAGAGGACTCCCCAGTACCTCACCACTTGACTTCTTGTAAAGTTTAAGCGGTAAATAAGAAACTACACCAGCTATTAAATTTCTGCAACGACTAACTGCTGGAACTTGCATTGCATAATTGCGATCTAAACCGCCAGGGAAATTACCGACACCAGTTGTAAAGGAACCGTACCCGTAGGCCGTGTCCATAATGGCTGGGGCGTATTGTGCTTGGACAGACTCAGTTTTTTTGTTTATACCCAAAGCAGACAATAGACCCATATCTACATAATATACTCAAAACGGACATATAGTGCAAGTTAGACAATAATCTGGGCGGTTCGTTGTGGCTTGGTTAATTCGCTTGCCACCATTGCAAGACTAATAGCTGCTGTGACATCGCCTGCCGATTTTCTACGAATGATTCTCCAGCCAGCGTCGTTTGTTTTAGCTGCACAGTTATTTAAGTGCTGCACTAAGTCTGCCTGGCCCGAATGTACTAATCTGCCATTTGCTAAAGCATCTGATAGATCCGAGCATGCCTGGTAAAACGCCTGGCCTGATACGTCTTGCATTTTCCAACCGCTTTGCTCTAATTTACTTGCCAAAGTTTGCGTGGCGTACTTGTCGTAGCAGATTATTGTCGGATGGTACTTGCGGGCCCACTCATTTATATCGCTTGCCATCCTTGTCTCATCCACAGCTACTTCGCTACTCCATAGTTGTGCCAGACCTACTGCAATCTTGCCCTCTTTCATTTGGCCCATTATTAAAGCACCCGATCTTCTAGTCGGTGCAATATCAAATGCCATTATTGTTGCAGGGCCTACAGGTATTTCTAAACTACTATCGCTGCAAGCCTCAATTGAGCCATATACCCAGGGACTGACAGCGCTATCTACCCACTGGCAAAGCATCTCGGTGCGGGTGGCTTCCACGCTATTAGTATTTACCGATTCTTCTAAAGTCTGCTCGGTTATTAAATGACCCAGGGCGGGATTGGCCATAGTCCAGGCTTTGCGGTCGTGTATTTTACAATGCTGTGGTGCGCTGTACTCGTAATAGCCTAAATTAGACGGCGGGTATGACATACAGCGTTCTTTAAGATCATTTAATACGCTGCTGAATCCGTCACCCGCATTACTTGTCATTAAAGTCATGGCGTTAGGTCTTGCACGGGTAACAGGCAATGCTGCGGTAAATGCTTCCTCAGACCATTCTCGAAGTTCGTCAAGATAAAGGAAGTCTGCGGTCTTTCCACGGGGCGCATCTCTTGTAGCTGCTGCGATCTCGTAGCGAGCGCCATTTAATAGTGCAATAGACTCCTGGCCATTAGCCAATCTGATCTGGCGTACCTGTTTTGACAAGAACTCGTTATCTTCTATCGTATAAGCCACTTGCCTAAAGGTATCCAGGGCCATATTTCGATTAGAGGACATACCAAGTACGTTTTTGGATCCCCACAGGAATAAATGGCTTAATATGAGCATGCGGGCTAGGTGAGTCTTACCATTCTGACGAGCTACAAGAACGAGGGCGCTTTTTTTCAAAAATGTCCCGCTAGCGTCTACAGATAGTAAATCATCAAGTACCCAGCGCTGCCAGGGAATAAGCGGCAGGTTTATTTTCTCAGCTAGATCCGCTACCTCCTGCGCCTTGCTTGCGGTCTTTAATAATGGCGTGTGAATTCTAGGTTGCGTACTACCAATCAAAGCTAGCCCCCTTTTAATGGGGATTATTTCTGCATCATTACTCGTCACTTCGTAGCCCTTCTGGTCGGATAAAAGGTGAATCTGGGACCAAACTTACCGTACTAGGGAGAGATGAGCCTTGAAAGACAGGGGGGGTCGGCGTAGGGCTAAAAAAACGGTCCCCTTTGGCTAGGTTGCACCCACGGCATATAGCCGCACAATTTAGTGGGTCGAACATATCACCGCCCTTAGAGCGTGGCCAGATGTGGTCTACCTCATTGGCTTCACTTCCGCACGCATAACAGATCCTGCCATCCCTGTCGAGCACCATAAGTCTTAGCTTCTTCCACTGCTGGCTACCCATTGCACGCTGGTGTTTGGCCTTCTTGTTAACCACTAATGCCAGCCCTTTAGTTGCCAATGTTTAAGCGCATTACACATAGAGCCATATCTGTTGTAGTTATATTTAATACCCCATTCAACTTGTTTAAATCCGTCTACAGTAGCCAAGTACTTAGACCTGCCTTGCGGTATTCCATAGTGTGAACCATTACGAGCATTAGGGTTCCATCTAGATTCATGGAAGTACAAAGTGTCTAAGCAATAGAACTCATCTAGATTATTTAACTGAATAAATGCCCATTGTCTGTAATGGTTTGTCTTGTAATGATGAGCGGAATCAGCTCTTTCAAGGCTTAACATTTGGCCTACAAATACAGCGCACCCAACTAGCGTGCACCATGCGAGCCTTCCCCTACGGGGCTCGCCTTTTCGCCTTGAGGGCGAATGCGATCTAGAGCGTACCAGCGCAGTCAATAGCATTTAGCATAACCGCAGGTCAGACGGCGTGGCGAAGAATGGAATAATCTCATCTAGGTCTAACCACGTCTCCACATAACCTGTAATCATCGCAACCTGGTAAAGTCGGCTTTTTTCATAGCTTGTAATGCACGGTCGCTCATACCAACAAGCACACAGCTCATGAATATACCTTTAAGGCCATCGGTCTTGTGCACAAACTTTAATTTAGGCGGCAGCAAGGCTATACCGTGCGCTTCATTCCATAACTTCACAAAGGCGTTAGATTTAGATACTTGTACAAGCATTAACCCATAGCCATGCGCCAAGAACTTATCTATAAACGGTGTTGGCTTGCTATATGGAGGATTACACCAAACAAACCCATGCCAGGGTTGTACTAGGCCGTCGGACTCTAAGTCGTAATGATTCTTAGCTGGTAGCCAGGGCACGCCGCCTGTTGGAGCGCATACGTCTAAATCGTACGTTTCACCTAATGCGTCAAATATCCACTCTGGCGTGTAATAATCATTGTTCTCTTTATAGCCTGGCGAATTAACGCCTTTTTTGAAGGTAGCCATTATTTCTCCTTTATTAGTGCACAAGTGTGGCAGACCACGGTTATAAACTTCCAACTGCCACACTTATCGCATCGGACTATGTCCGAGTCAGGTATAGTAAGCGCCTCCGCTATATTTTTCACGCCGACACACCCACAGTCCATGCACTGATACGCTTTAAATCCTTCTGGCATGTCTAGCTGATCTAGCCACAAGAACTCGGTGTTGCGTTTACAGCCGTTACACTTGAACTGTGCGTGCGTCATGGTAATATCCTTATTGCCTACAGTGGCATTGAGTACATACTAGGTAAATACCGTCTGTTAATAGTCTGTCGTCATTACAGCTAACGCAGCGGTCAGTTGATGGTGTCAGGGTTCTCTTATCGTTCTCTATTCGTAGGGTGAATCCTGATCCATCTTTAAGTTCAACGTATCCCATTATTCGCCTCCTTCCTGTTTGGGGAAATACCAGGCGCCAGTGGCATCCTGCTTAGCCCATACGGCATGTTCTTTAATACCGTCTTGGCACACGTAGCCGTAGTACGGCTTATTAGTTGTTTTAGTTTGGCCCGTTTTTAGAGCATGGCCAGCGTTGCAACATACCAGCGGCGGTTTAGGTGCGCTCGGAACTGAGACGCCATCTACCGCCCATTGCACAGGATTCTCTAGCTTGTTTTCTACGCTAAAGGATTCACGCAATACATTTTCTACCGCCCGAGCCCTGGTACCAGGTGGAGAGTAATTTGTAACCTTCGTCATTTCTTCTCGGCTAGCCCTCTTGCCCTTAGCTGCGTAACCGCAATTTGCAAGCGCACGGCCGATCGCTGAAGTCTCACAGTTCTCCAGTGCAGAAGTAGAATTGACACCTCTATCCGCAATGCTTTCAGAAGCAAGCCCAGTCGCACAGGGCCGCCAGTCTTCTTGCGTTTTAAATAGTTCAGCACTAACAATGTATCTAGTGTCTGTGGTCTGCTCAAGCTTTGTTGCCACTCTTCCATTTGGGTAATCCTTCCACCATTTTTCCAGTCGGCTCTCGACCGTTTCATAATCTTGTAAGTTAAACGCCATCTGCCCACACTCCATCCTCATCCTGCATAGCTTCTGTCACGGTTTTTGCAATCGCAAGGTAGCCAAGCGCATCGGTGTAATTGTCATTGACTCGTGGATCCTCAGCCTGCCTGCTGATTTTGACCAGACACATACATATTGCAACTTCATTTGGTTGTATTGGATAGCCAAGATAAGCCGACCAGAGTTCGGCAATGCGTTTATGGTTCCCGATTGGGTGACCATAATTAGCGCCTCTACTGTGGAGGGTGTCGATAACATTTGCAAAGAGCTGCTCAGTTTTTGTCATAATCAAAAACTTCATCTGATTGCTGCTTAAAGTTAATCATTCTGCGGTGCATATCCCAACCCACTGACCTGCCACGCCAATAACCTCGATTGTAGATCTCGGTTTGCCATAAATTGAGAGCGTAGGCTAATAAACCTGTTGCTATCATGAACCATAAAATGGTGATTCCATTAATTTTCATGCGTTTACCAGCGTTTTGCGTAAATGGCAAGGGCTGGCGTAGCTTGTTAACAGTACCCAATCGCCCGTGCCCTCGTCGCTATGTATAGCGTGATTAGATCCCATTACATTTAGGAATGCTTGTGCCATTTTTAAAGCAGCGTAATTATCAAACCAGTACGCATACTTCCAAGTTAGCAATGGCGCAGGTTCAAATCTATCTACCTGCTTTTCCCAGTCTTGGCCGTTCCATTCCATTGAAGTAATCCATAGCTGCTCAAAGTCAGCCGCCTTTATATCAATCTGTATTTTCATTTGTAGCCCGTCTATACCACTACTGTGCTTCGTGGTACGGGCTTAGTATTGCACCTGTGTACGACTTTGTGGATTGTTTTAGTGCATATTTGTATAACGGTTTGGTAACGTTTTACCTGTAATACCTGCCGAGTGCGGTAAATGAGCCATCCTTTGGATCAATAGGCACTAACGTGGGTGTTAGCGTCTTTCCCTCGGATTCGAGTATAGCAAACCCATTCTGCCAATTAGCGCTGTTATAGCGAATATAGCCCGCTTTCTTTCTATCCATGAGATTACCTACCTCACAGCCATATAAGGCCCTGTAATGGCCGTTTACGCCCTCTGAGTAGGCACTCATGCCCAGCCTGTGCGAATGCCCTGCTAAAACCGACTTACCAAATTTCTTAGCCAAATTTAGGGCCGTAATACCTGCGTGCTGGCTCATACTTCCTTCATCGCCGTGGCAAAGGATCCAGTCGGTATGGAACTCATAGGCCTTGCGGTGATAGGTCATGCCCATATCAGCGAACCCCATGAAGGCTGGGTACTGTAGCTCAGGCAGATTGATTAGGCCTGGTACTTTTAATAAAGTGTTGTATAGGCGATCAGTATGATTACTGCGGATAATATGCATTTCTGGACTGTATTCACCGATATCCCAGAGTATTTGCTTGCATAGTTCACGGTCAGCGTGTAGATCCTCGCTATAAGCCAGAGGTGTTCCTTCACTCCATTTGCTAATCGATTGAAAGTCAATCTCGTCGCCAACCACCAGTACAGAATCAAACTTCTCCCGCCTGGCTAGCTTGATGATATTCTTTACGGCAGAATCCAATTGATATGGAACCTGCAGGTCTGATATTACTAGCCAACGCTTAATCGTCTTCCTCGTCTGGAGTAGGGATAGTTGGGATAATTCCCTTGTCGCCTACGATCCAGTCAGGCATTGATTCAGGGCTATCCATGAGATACAGCGCAACGGACTCGGAGAAACCCGCCTTACGTGCTGCTTTAAACATCTCGTGTTTGGCAATGTAGAAAACTTCTAACTTGCTTAATGGGTCAGGCGACTTACGCACCCTGCGTCTGCTTATCTTCTTACGCTTGCGAACGGTAGCCATGTTAAAATTATCGCTTACTAATTAGAATAAATAGATCATCAACACGCTGTTCTAGTCGTGTTAATTGGTCCTTCATACTGGAGCCTCCATTGGGCCTCAGTTCATTTAACCAGCCTTTAACTAAGAAACGTAACCCGACCAGCCCGCCTGTTAGCACGGCGCAAACGCCAGCGCCAAAGCCAGCCCACTCTGTAGGTGTCATGCGTCATTAGCACCGAGGCCATAGGCACTATCGGATTTATCTAAAGCCCTGACTGCTGGACCTGCTAAAGCTGAGATAACTACAGCTACAACAGGATCTAATCCCAGTTCATTACTTGCCAAAAATGTTAAGAATGAAACCAATACGCCACGTGCGTATGACTTCAATACAGCTTGTTGCTTCTTGCTTATCTTCATATCTTGCCCCCTATTAGTGGTATGTCGAACGCTGTGCCATTTAAATCACCTAGTGTTGTAAAACTGATATGTATGTGCTTCTTATGTGGGTTGATACCTTTGTACTTACGCCACTTCCAATTTAATATCTTCGAGCATATTCTCCCGTTAAAGATGACGTATGATATGCGTGAATCCGATTTGGCTGCGATTCTGATCTGGTCAGCCAGATAAGGTGCGAGCCCATCGGATGGCTCCAGCCCAGAATCAATATCAACTGCTCTGACCCACCCAAAGCTGTCTGGATTATGATCCGATTTTCTGGCGGAGTGACGGCTATCGCCCACCCACCCATCACTGGCAGTACGCCTATCTGGAAACCACGTATCAACTTGATCTCTTAACTGGATTCCAGCAGCACATAGTTTAGGGTTCAATTACAGGCACTATCCATTGACAAGTATTTTCATCAAAACCTATTGCATTGTCAGGCTCAGGTGCTATAAACGCATCTCGGACTTCATCATAGGTATAACCAATACCAGCAAATTGTTTACGAATCTTATTGTTATAGCTTGTTTTAATCCAAGTTCCACCAAGATTATCTAGTAACCATTGATAACCTTCATCGCCTGCTGGATCATTATTATTGCCAACAGTTACTCGAATAACTTTATTGTTTTTATCAATTTCTGCCCAATGGCTCATGCTGCATACCTCACAATAACAATTCCAGAACCGCCAGCGCCACCATTACCACCAGAACCGCTGCCGCCACCACCGCCACCACCAGTATTTACAGTAGCGTTACCACCAGCAACAGTTACGCCTGTAGCACCCGCTGCGCCACCACCAGAGCCACCTGCTCCACCAGCACCGCCAACAGAACCACCACCGCCACCGCCAGCGTAATAACCACCTACACCTGTTGAAGTTGCAGATGCCCAAGTAGATTCAGAATTACTACCAATACCACCAGCACCACCATTACCGCTAGTCGTAGCACCACCATCAGCACCAATACCACCAGCACCACCGCCACCGCCGCCTGCACCAGCAGATCCACCACCAGCACCACCTGCGTAACCTTCAACTGGAGAATAACCGCCAGAGTTTCCTGCAAATGTTCCAGATGAGTTTGCGTTTTTACCACCGCCTGAACCACCAGTTGAACCACCATTGTTATTTCCACCGCCACCCATACCGCCACCGCCACCTGAAGCAGAAAAAGTTGGATAACTTGAATCTGTACCTATATTACCGCCAGCAAGATATGTGCTTTGTACAGCGCCACCAGCGCCAATAACTATGCTGTAATTTGCTGGACTTAAACTTTGTGAGGTAGCAAGTCGATAACCACCTGCGCCACCTGCTGCTCCATAGTCATTACCACCGCCACCGCCACCTGCTACAACTAAAATATCTGCAGTAAGCGAACCACCAGTTATTGCAAGTGTGCCATTAGCGGTAAACACTCTGTAATTAAATCCACCTGAAGTGTAAAGTGTTCCACCAGTTACAGTCGTAGACGTTTTTGGTGCGGTAATAGCACTAATTATATTTAACATTTATGCAATAGCCCCAACTACATACCAGACGTTTGCAGCTGTTTTCAAACAGGCTGCAGACTTATATTGTCCGAGGGTTGGAGATGCTGCTACAGCGCCAGCACTAAGCACTGTTGTAGTGCCAGATGTAACTGCATCAATAGTTAATGTTCCAGCACCTTTGTTTAACACTGTAATAACTGTACCTACTGCAAAATTATAAGTTGCATCGGTTGGTAATCTAAACTTAATTGCAGAGCCACTATTCATTGGTACTAGCTTCTGATATTGGTCTCCACTTGCAGCTGTGTAATCTGTGGTTTTGTCAGCTGATACATCAAAGGCTGGTAGCCCATTCCACATTGTGCTGGTAACTACATCACCAGTCGTGCCTGGCCAGGTTGGCATAATTTCTCCTTAGTAAGATAAAACGTTCTGATCTAAGACCCCGTAATCTACGTTGCCTATTATAAACCCATCTATGACAGGTTCTAGCGTTGTAAACACTGTCCTAAAGGAATTAGGTGTGATCGTGTTTGCTACGCCAAAAATCTGCAGGGTTTTCTCTAGTTGAGACCCACCTGGCTGGGTTGTAATAACTGTGATTGGATCAAAAAAATCTAGGTCTAAAGCAGCGATAATGCCTGCGTTGTAATTAGCAGTGTATAGATCAAGCTCAATAGCATCGCATCGGATGGTTGTCTCAGCTCTAGATGCCACATAAGCACGGGCATAATCTAGGGCTACTGCATCGGTCTGCATTAGTAGATCCTGCAGGTTATATGAATGGATAAAGTATTTGTCAATAGATGGCTGATTGATTGCTGTTTGTACTGAGCCACCTGAACGGCTGATCTGGGCTGAATTAAAGATCAAGGTATCATCTAGTTTCCACATAGCATTGGCGTAGGAAATACCTGTGCCATCATCTGCAAAGACTGTGGGCGTGCCGCCTATTGACGCTGTAGCAGTTAATCTATCTTTAAATACAAATGATCCGTCAAAATCAACATATATAGATCCGTATTCGGAATCAGCCACAGTCTGCATAGCACCTAAAGAAGTGCGTGCTGTGCCTGGATCTGCCTGTAATGTAGTTTGACCTACATCTATTTGCCTTTGTGATGCTGGCCAAGCAATTTGATCTAGTATCTCATTGATACGAGTGCCTGATAAGTCTCCAGCACTAGCACCCGTAACTGTAGATATTTGTGCATTCTGGGCAAGTCTCATGGCATCTACAGCTTGTATGGTTGTGTAGGCAACTTCTGTTGCATCTTTAGGTTGAGTGTTTACATAAGATGTAATAAAGCCTGAGAAAATTGGATAAGTAGTGCCAGAGTAGTTAGCAGTAATCTGCACTTTTTTCATCGGTGTTAGTAGGCCGTAATAAGGCCCTGCGGGGTTAGTCGGATTAAAGTCGCCATTCTGATCTACTATGCGTAAGGTAAGTTGGCCAGTTTGAAATTGATCTACTAAAGCACTACGGCCTGTAGATGTTTTAATTAGATTTACCTTGTCAGATACATCAACAATCACGGCTACAGAATCAGCTAATACGTTTGTGCCTAGTATGCCAATATCTAGCTGCATGGCTTGTGCCGTGCTAGGCCCAGTTGAAAAGTTAATTATCGCATTGATTGTTGGTACAGCCATTATAGGATAGTTCCTGCTGGTACTAACTTATTGCCATATTTAAGATTTACTAATACTAATTCACCAATAGCGTTAATCAATTTATCGCCACTAGCATTTGGATCAAGTGTTAATGTAGCTGTAGTTTGTGCAGTAGCAGCGGCAGTAGCAGCGGTCTGTGCGCCCATGTTAGTTACACCTTGAGGCAATCTTGCAAACTCATCTGGTGCTATTTGATTACGGCCTCGGCCAGTTAATTCTCCTAAAGAATTGAACAGCGCTGGCATACCATTAGACAAGAAGTTTAAAGCACCTGCAGCTGTAGTGGCAGAAGTAGCCAAAGCGGCAGCAGCGGCTGAAGCACTTAATTCTGCATTGTATTTCTTAGCCAAAGCCTCGTTATTATCTAGAATGGCTATCTGTGCTCTTAGGCGTAATTTAGTTTCTTCATCAGTAGCCTGGTTAAGTGCCAGGGTTAATCCTATGCGCTCTAAATCAAACTTATCTTTAAGTTTATCTATCTCGGTGCGTGCCTTGTTTGCTGCGGTAATAATATTATATTCATCTTTTTTAGCTGTGGTTAGTTTCTTTTGAAGTATTAAGTCTGCTCTAGGATTGCCTGAGCCATAAGTAAAGTTAGATGATGGGTTTTGTGTCTTGCCTATGTCGTAAGCAATTAAACCTGCGGTACCGAGAATAAGCTGCTTCTTGCCTAATGTTAACAAAGCGGTAATGGCTAATAAGAACTTGCCAACATCGCTATCTACTATTTTCTTGACTTCCCCAATTAACTCGCCAATACCTTTAGTTGTATTAGCAATAGCATTGGCAAAACTATTCATTGAGTTAGCGGCCTGATCTATTGAGTTGTCTTTACCTAAGGCGGTCAGGGCATCAATTAAACCCTTGCCTATGATCTCGGTTGCATTTGCGGCTGCTACTTTGAGTAAATCCATTTTGCCCGCATAAGTAGTTAATCTAGCCTGGGCCTGACCCGCAAACTTCTTATCAAGTGCGGCCATTATTTTATTCATATCGCCGCTGGCTAGGGTGGCTTTATCTAATCCTGTGCCTAATCTTTGCAAAGATGTAGTTGTACCAGTTGCACCTTTAGCAATAGCAGCTACAACGCTTGCTAAATCTTTGCCAGTGCCCGCACTTACATTTAAGGCACTTTCTAATGCTTGCTGACTAAGTGTGACCGATCCCGTGGCGTTTAATAAAGTCTGAAATGCTGGCCTGAGTTGGTCGTCAAGCACGCCATATAAGCCCTGTAGCTTGGCAATATAGGCCTCTACCTCATCGACCCTAAATGCGTTTCCAGTATTTTCTAATTGGATTGCCAGGGATTTGGCAGCTTGTTCATCGGCAGCAAATGCGTTAATTGCTTTCTTGCTAAATGCAACGATGGCGGTTGTAGCAAAGACTCTATTGAATGTTTTGCCTAGTTTCTGGGTTTGTTTATCAAACGCTGAAATATCCTTTTGACCTTTTTTAAGTGCCTTGCCATTAAAGGTTGCAATAGCCGAGACGACTACGTTAGCCATTATGCTGCCTTCTTAATCTCGGTTGATTTATTAAATTGTATGGCCGTAGCGTTTATAGCCTTTAGGATTGCATCGTAAACTCTAGGACTATCTTCTGCCCAAGCCTTGAAAACCAAGCGGCCTTTAGTTTTGCGGCCACCGCCTCTGATATCTTTAATCTTTGGCTGTGATGTTACCTTTGGTAATTCTGCTATAAACTGTTGGCTAGCAAATGGGTTGTTAGATCCAAACTCTCTTAATGCTTTACTGCCAGGAGATTTTAGAGTGTAAACGCCGCCATCACCTTTAGAAGTTCTAAACTCAAATGGTGCTCGGCCTTGTGGATTGAGGCGACCCGCTACTTCGTAAATTGCACCAGGTCTGCTTGCGTTGTAAACGTAATTGCTAACTTTAAATCCATTTGCAAAGGTTTTATTTTCTCCAGGATTATAACCAATACCCGCCCTGGCTATTGCAGCGTCATATTTAGGGAATGGTTTGTATTTAAGATCGGGAGAAGATATGGCTTTGGTCCAGCCAGACAGTACGTCAGTATTGCCAGGCACAAAACCTTTGGCTTTAAACGCTACGCCACGCATTAATGGATCAATAGCAGTTCTTATGCGTTGGCGCATATCTTCATCAATAAACTCTAAGCCTTTTAAGACATCTTTAACGCCTACGACCTCGACTGGCATCTCTGATCTCCTTAGCTCTATCGGTTAGGACTTGTATAATGGCTTTATACATATCCGTATCCATACTTAAAAACTCGCTCGGCGGAATCCCTGTTTCTACAGATAGGCTTGCGATACTGTAAAGTATTGAAGACCGCTCAATTATTTTTTTTCTTCGTCTAATACCTCTACTAGATCAAGGGTATCGATAAACTCGGAACCCCATAAAGGTATTTGTGCGCCAGCCCTGCGTAAGCATTCATAAGCCAGCCAGAATATTTCTGTTTGACGCTCATGCTCACGCAAGACCTTACTAATTCCTGATCCGTACTTTAACTCGAAAGCGTACTCGACACCTGGCGTGATCTTGTGTTCAGATACTTCACCATTAGCCCTTGTTATCTTTAGCTTTGCCATTGTTACTCCTTAGTTAAAATGCCACCGATGGTGACACTGTTAGTGCGGAGTTTACTGTAAAGGACAGACTTGAAGTTGCAATTTCAGCCACGCCGCCTTGACCGATTGGAGTCAGGTTGTTTACCAAAATTGAGAATTGGTACGTTGGGTTAGCTGCTGATACTGCAGTACCTTTTACAGTAATAACTGATACTGCCAAAGTTTGTCCGAAGGCTGCATTTAGTGTCTGCATTACCTGGCTTGCTGCCCACTCATTAAGGAAGTCGATGGAAAAAGTTGCAGATTGCAAACCCGCAACAAATTTGTGAGCGGAGTCCCCCATCGCTGTGACTTCTAATTCATCCACAATCTGATTAATCACGGCGTTTGTAACATACGCACTGATATCGATTGAAGGTACGGTAGGTGCAGCAGCGGTAGCCAACTTAACACCAACGTTATTATTTAAATAGATTGCCATTGTTATTCCTCATCTTTCTTAGTTTGTGCAGTTGGTTTTGGTGCGTCTTTTATTTGGCCTGTCTTAATCAAGAAGGCTAAGTCTTCTGTTGTACTCATTGTTAACTCCAGCTCGTTAGGATTGATAGTGTGATTTCTGACGTTAATAAATCTCCACTAGCTGCGTTAGTTATAGCTGGAGCGGAGACACTTGATATGTTGTAAACCAGGGTCGATGCCGCCAGTTTGTTTACTACTGCCACAATAAAGTCTTCAATGCCTTTTAGGTTGCCCTGGTTATCGAAGGCTGGGGCAGTTATTAGAATCTTAAAATTAGCCAGGGGCGCAATGCCTGTTTGGCTGTTGTTGTTTGGTTGAATGTACGGGTCGCTAGGAGTGATAACGACGCTGTTTGCTAGAAGTGTGGCTGGTGGAAAACTGAAGGTAGACCAAACCCCAGCGTTGGCTAAAGCAGTTGCCACCGTGGCACGTAGAGTACTTATTGCAGCCATTAGCCCACCAGTGATGCAGGTGCGGCATAAGGTTGGATGAGACCTCTGATCCTGTTAATCATTTGGTAACCCATACGATAAGGACTTGCAGATATCCCATCCATACCCACCCCGCCCGTTTGGCTGACTTGTCTGGCCTGGAAAATATCAACTGCCAAGATCATCGCCGCCTCTCTTATACTTGGGGTTGTCGCATAAGACTGGGTCTTGTGATCTGGGCCTGTTGCTAGGCCGTACGGTGCTACTTTATGAAATACCTGATTAGCTGCAGTCCTGTTGTACTGCACAAATGAATAGCCATTAGGGAAATTAACCTGGCCGTAGTTATACATAAATACTGGGATAAGGCTTGTAGTGCCAGAGGTCGGCGGGATTGTGCCTGTGATTGTGTGCGTGCCGTTAAAGGTGGCACCGCAACCACTAACCACTATTGATTGTGTCGCAGCGAATGCGTTTGGATTAGCAAGCATAAGTGTTACCACGTTATCTTGTAATGCTGTTCCTACGACTGGTGCAGTATTGAACCATAGGTATTGATTAATTAAATCTTCTGAGGTTTGACATACTTCCTCAATAGTTGCGTCTGAATAAAGAGAGCCAATTCCGAGGTTCGTTCTTAACTCGGCTGTGGTCACATACGTGGCTGGCATCTCTACTCCTTTGTTAAAACTCCCCCAGGGCTAGGGCTACTAAACCCCAGGGGATTTCTTATTAGTTAAACGGTCTTATCAGGTCTTCTTGTACTTCAAGATTCCGTTAGGCATCTTGGCGATTGTTGCCATATATCCGTAAATAGCAACCTGTACTTGTAGATTTGATACTACGTTTACGCTCATAAAATTTTGTGCTGAGCGATATACAGTGAAGGCTTCTGGTGCAAGGATAATTGCTGAATCGTCATCGAATGTAGTTGCAGTGAAGTTCTTGTCTACGTATAGATCAAGTCCTAGCACGTTACCACGGATACTTGATGGTCCAACTTGTCCAGCGGCATTCATTGGTTGCAATGCATTAAATACTGGGCGCTTAGTTGTATCTTGAGCACCGATCAATGCTCCCCACTGTGCTGGGTTAGCGATGTAATTCTGCGCAAAGTAACCTGTATTTGTGTAGATAGTGCGTGCGCCTTCTGTTGCGAATGCAACAATACCATCAAGGTCTGCAGTTGTATTTGTACCATTAGCACTTGCTTGGATCAAAGCTGTTAATACAGTCTGATCTAAGCGCTTCAAATATGCATACTCGAGTTGCTTTGTAAGTTCTGCATAAAAGTTAGGATCTGATCTCTCAAGCAGTTCCACACTCAGTGTATTCATACCAGCGTACTTAGATACTGTGCCAGTTAAATATTGTGTTTCCATGCCTGTATTTGCTACTGCGCCAGCTTCTGCTTCTACAGTTACTTCTGGTGCTACACCTGAACCGCCACCAACACTAGTGACAAGTGAAGGTACACTTATACTCATTCCCGAAATCGGCAAGGTACCTTGGCTGCATGCATCGATTGCAGGAGTTCCAAAGCGTGTATTAGTTACAAACTCGCTTAGGTATTGAGTTGGAGAAAATGCTGGGTTAGTTGCGAATGAGTCGTCAGCTGCAGCAATGTACAGTTTTGAATCATCGTTACCTAAAGCAGCCTTAATTTTGTGCTCTGTATATGAGGCCATAGATGTAATTGGCGAACGTACAGATGTCTGGATAAGTGGTGCTGTAATAACTGGGCGTGCGGCTTCTACTGTAGGAGTAGCAGCCTCTGCCTTTGCTTCTTGTGGCGCTGTTGCTAAATCTTCCACAGGAGCCTCGCTTTCTTTAGTTTCGATTGGT